TTTTTTCTTTTCTTACTTTTTTTACTTTTTTGATGGTTGTTGGATCAATCCATCTTAATTCTTGAATACCATTCTTTGGTCTGGATTCATCAACTACCATATGAAAATATAATCTACCATCAACATACCATTTTCTAAATGTTTCATAACCAGTATTTTGAAAATCTAATAATCTTAAAACTTCATCAAACTCATCACGAATTTTAGTTTTAATGGAATCAGATTCATCTAAATCATCTAGTTCTATCTTAACAGCGGGTTTATTTTCATCCGTAATAATTGCTTCATTTAATATATCATCAATGGCATAATCAACCTCAGGCATACATGCCATTTCTCTATAATGATGTATTAACTCATGTTCTGTTTTTGCACTAAGATCAAAATTTAAACCATGAGTTACGGCGCCTCCAGACCCTTCTAGAGTAAGTGAACCATCATCATTCACTTTCTCTACAAAAGAATCAACTTCTTTTTTCTTTTTACCTATTTCAAATCCAAATATTTCAAATGCCATATTATTACCCTGAACTAAGATTTAAGGATAAGGAGATATACCCTAAGTATATCTCCTATCCTATATTTATTAACTAGTTGTAATTGCTTCCCAATATTGGATTGCAAATGTAGCTGTAAATTCTTCAACAGCATCATTGGTATCGAAAGCTAATTCGATAGCACCTAAATTGGTTGGCCAAATATCAACGATTCTGTAGGACTTAAGAATACCACCAGAACGATTTAATTGTTGAACTTCAGCTGAACCATAAATCTCAATATTTGCACCTTGAATACCAGCATTATGCTGATTAATACCATTCATCCAAACTTCCAAAGAATCTCTGTGTGAAAAACCTTCATCATTGAAAATTGTTACTTCCCAATCTTCAAATGTTCTATCACCAGGAATCTTGATTTGACGACCACGGTATGGTACATCTACATTTCCTATTACACTAGCAGGAAGATTAGCACCTTTAATAAAAAATTCTGATGATCTTCCTTGGTTAATTGTATTTGGATATTGGAGGATAACCTTAAATTGGTTAGCTCTTACACCAAGTCCAAATTGTGTTTTAAAATCCGAAATAGAAGCCATTTGTTTACTCCTTTTATTACCTTTGTTTATTTATTGAGTATTAACCGCCGACTTCTTCAAAAGAAACGTCTGTACGAGTTGCAATAAAATTTAATTGAATAAAGTTGATTGAACGTGCAGGCTTAATAAAAATATCTGCAACAAATTCATTTCTGTCAATAATATCACCTGTGTTGTTTGAAGAATCACAAACTACTTTGAAATCTGTAACACCTCTACGTCCTTGAACTGTTCTCAAGAAAGGCTCTACTAATGATTTGAACTGCGCTCTTGTAAACTCATCATTCAATTCAAACAATGAAAACTTAGCTGCTCTTGCGATTGCTTTTCTCAAAACAATAAACAACCTACGAACATTGATTCTATCAAATGCTGATGGTTTAGAAAGTTTAGTTTTATCACCATACAAAGTAATACCTTGGACTGGAAAATTTACAATAGGATTGATGCCTAATTTATAAATCGCATCTCTGTTTACTTTATTTTGTGACCATGAAAGTTTAAGAGCATTCTTAACACCACCACGGTTAAAACCTGCAGGTGAAAACCAAGGATCATCAGTAACATCAGTTCTTGCCATTAAACCAGCAATATCACCATTCATTGGAATCCAACGAAATTTATCATTGTAACGGTCTAATGTATATTTCCAATTACTATCAACTATAGCATAAGATGATGAACCTATACTTGTTGACAATGAAGTTAGATTAGTTACTTCTTGACCATTTGCATTTACAACATTAGCTAATTGTGGTGAAATACAAACAACACAATCTTTTCTTACTTCAGCAATATTATCCAAAACACTTTTTGATGTTGCAGTTGAAGCATCACCCATAATTAGAAAATTAACATCAACTTCTTCATCATTCTTGAATAAATCCCAACCAGCTAAACGCTTAGCATCAGATTGTCCACCTGTTGCTCCATTATCATCAACACCACCAGTTAAATTTCCACCTTTGATTGCTCCTAAAGGACCAAAGTTTGAACCAGCTGAAGGTTGACCACTATCACCACCCATTTCTGTGGTTAATCCAGCCCATACATATTTTGATTGGTCATTAATAACATCAACCCAATAATTTGTTGCACCTTGATCTGTTTTAGCATCTTTTGCTCTTGAAACAAATGCAAATTTTTCTAATACTTCACCAGGAACTCCTGTCCATTGACCATCTTGGTCAACTACAATAATATGCAATTCATCATTTGAACCACCTCTAGATGATACATATCCAGAAGAAGCAGGTGCTGAATCAAAATTTGGAGCAAATGTCCATGATGCAAAATCAGCAGCATCACATGCTTCTACTCTAAGACTATTTCCCAAAACACCTGGATATTTAGCAATAAATAATTGGTCTGTATATGTTGTATTCTCATTATCATCTAAATTTTCAGTAATGACTGGTGTACCAGCATCGTCATCACCAACTACTGCATTTCTTGCAGCATCACCAATTGTTCTTACAACAATCATACTATTTGAATATGCTAAAAATGAAGAAGCTGTAAGCCAATCTTCATAATTATCATCATTTGGTTCTTTAAATCTTTCTACTAACTCGTTTTCTGTTCCAATAAAGGTTCTTTCATTACATGGACCCCATTGAAAACTCCCTACTACTGCACCAATTGATGTAGATACATTAGGTACAATGGTAGTTAAATCTTTTTCGGTAGTTAATACTCCCGGCGATACTTGAAATGCCATCGTTATACTCCTTCTTATGAATTTAAATT